AGATGATATACCAAGCATAATCAGTGTTGTAGATGATATACCAAGCATAATCAGTGTTGTAGATGATATACCGAGCATAATCAGTGTTGTAGATGATATACCGAGCATAATCAATGTTGTAGATGACATACCGAGCATAATCAGTGTTGTAGATGATATACCGAGCAAAATTATTTTGAGTTGGGAAGAACCACCGACAGTGAGACTATCAATAGATGTAACTTGGTCAGATGAATCATCACCGGAAATAACCGTATCTTGGGATGAACCACCGACAGTAAACGTAACTTGGGATGAACTTCCTTCATTAATGATAGGTTGGGAAGAACCTCCTTTATTAGTTGTATCTTGGGACACTCCTCCAACAATTAGTTGTGATTGTACTTTTACAATTAGTGTGACTTGTGCTTCTGCGGCTGCTTTGTATTCCAATTCTGCTGCCACATCAGCAGCGGTCAATTTAGTAGGTGATGATTTTGTTGACAAGGACTTTGATGATCTTTTCGGACAATACAAAGGCATAAAAGCTAATGCCGATGATGCTCAGGTAGACATGGATTTAACAGGTTTGGGCATCCCTTCGGAGATTAAAGTAATAGCTCCTGTTTTCCCAAAAATTAAAATAGACCACGATTTGCCACGAGCAATTCAATTAGAAGTTCCGGAAATTCCAAACATTGAAATGAAATGGGCTGGTCCTAATTTGCCCAAACAAATAGAGATTGTTCCAGCCGCCAATATTCCTAGTTATTTTGAACTTATTGGCAAAGATATTCCAGAAGCAATTAAATTAGATGCATCTTCTGTCCCTGATGCCATTCAGTTGATTGCTCCAAAAGATTTTCCAAGCATTTTAACAATAGATGGTCAAAATATTCCAGAATTCATTCAGGTTCGTGGCATTCCTGATTCTATTGAAGTCAAGATGCCTAGCGAAATTATAGCTCGTTTAGAGATACCTGAAAATTTGGAAATTCCACTCGTTTATAAAGACAAACCTATTCCAGTTCAATTTGATACATCTAATTTACTCGGGGACGAAAGTGAGCATCCTTGTTTTGCTTTAGTCCCTTGTAATCCCAAGAAATGAGAATTAAAAAAAAGCACCACAATAAATACTTGTTTTCAAATGCAGGCATTTGGGTAAGAGATTTTACATCTAAGCATGTTTCTAAAATAGACATCAATCGCACAAGAACGCCCGACACAACGTTGTTTCTTCGGAACGAAATATCTAATTATAAACAAATGAAATCCGTTTGGGAAATTAACAACATCAATTATGACAAAATGATTATTGTATCAGACGGATACGATTGGGAAGAAAAGCAAGAGATACTCGCTGAATTGCCTTATAAAGAAGTGGGAATTATAGGAACCAATAAGTCTTTGGCAAAATGGAAAATGGTTGGAAATTCTGCCAAGGTTAAACGTTCTATGTCGTATTATTTGGTTAATAATCCTTTTCCCGAATGTATGAGATTTCTTCCTAAACAACATTCTTATTATCCGCAATGTATTTCCTCGCTTCGTACTCATCCCAAATTTGCTGAAGAATATCAAGGACAAACATTTTTTTATTCTCCATGTAATGATTTGACATTTTCTTCTCAGATAGAATTAGATGTTGTTATTGATGATTATAGAAATCCAGTGTGCGCCGCAATTCAATTCGCTTATTTGTTTGGAGTAAAAAAATTAGCACTTTTTTGTTGTGATGATAGTTTTGACAAGAAAAAGCCAGCATCCGTACAATTAGATAATAAACTTTGGTGTTATCCACAACAGATTATATCACAACATTTGATTGATGCTCATCTTTATTGGTTAAAAACTAAAGATATACAAATAATGAATTGTTCGAAAGGCCCAAAGTCTACACAAGTAGACTATATAGATGCAGAAGAAATGCCCAAGTTTTTTAAGGATGATGATGAATAATCTTTCAAGTTTCAACCTTAGTGATTTTAGAAAATGGATTCAAAGTCAAAACTTAAAGTCTGTTGAAATGCGAAAGCCAGATCTAAAAGGATTGGCAGTAGAATCCAAGGTGTCATCAAAACAACTCCTTTCGCAAATATCGCCAGAAAAAGGTGAAGCAAAGGATCTTGTTAAAAATTTTATTGAAAATGGAGGAACTATTCGTAACATTGATGGTACGAATTTCTTGATAGAAGTTGAATCTGGTTCTTTTTATGTAAATAGACGTTATGTTAAAAGATCCTAGATGCTCTTCTTAACATGGTTCTTCTAGACGACAATTGTGATGTTTTGGGATTTTGTGCTGGAAAAACAGGACGCACTTCATGTATGGGCAACATGTTTGCAGGAATGTTTTTATATTTTCTCTTTTTCAATGATTCTTTAAATTCATTATAATTACTTGCTGTCTGAATCCATGGTTCAAATAACATTCTGTCCGTGTGTATGGTTTGTTGAATCGCAGATGTTAATTCAATCGGAAGATTTAGCGATTTTATGTCTTTTAACCTTGTGGGAGGGACTGAATTGTTTGTCGGTAAAACCGATAGTAATTTAATCCCCGTTCTGTCTCTTCTCGCTAGATATAAGTAAAGTTTCTGTCCTGCCATTTAATAATTCCTCAAAAATAATTTCTAAAACAACTCTGCTATTTTGGTCCATTTGACCAAATTGAGAAAAAAAAGCATTAAATGTATCGGCCACTTGATTGGCCTTCCAATTATCTCCCATGATTTCAATATTGTCTGCTTTATCCAGGCCCTAAAACAGAACATGTCGCCCAATTGATAGAATTAAGACCATATATTGAAAACGAATTGCTCGGTTTAGAATTACACATAGCCTGTGCCGACCGATTATATTATTTATTCAAAAACATCGAAAGAATTTATTCACGATCTAAATTAGTAGAAAATAAATCGTTTTTTGCATATATCAGAGAATTAAAATATGAGCCTGGTAACAATCCCATAGAAAATCTACTTTTAGAATCAAATCTCAAATTAAGTTTAAAATATTTCCACAAGAAGATTGGAAAAACTTATTAAACAAAAATAATCTTAAAAACATAGATAACTTTGAAGAACGGACCAAAATACACAAATCTTCACATGGTTAGATGCCATATCGAAGGAGAAAATAATGAGCGTATTTAGAGTTAAACTCAACAATGTAAACCAAGGTCAATTAGATCTCAATCCCAGTTCAGCTACTGCTGGTGCCGTAACTGGTCAAGGGCTTGGAGATCAAATGAGCACCAGTAGACAACGTGGTGCTTATGTCATGGGCCCAAATCGGATTAATCGTCTGCTTATTGATGGCGAAACCTTCACTGATTGTAACTATTGGAAGAGATTTGCCTATCCACAAGTTCCTTACGGTGAAGCAATTGTCGAGGTTGTCACTGATGACGGTAGTGTTTATTCCGACATCGCCGCTGAAAATGTATACCCGAAAGTTTACAATGTGGAAGTTGTCGTTGGAACCACTTACACCGATACTGCCAATATTGTAGATGTTGCTGGCGATACTGGTGGATATGCTGTGTTCGCACAAATTACAAACCAAGAAGCAGCCGGTGATATTCGCATGAGAATCAACGGTGTTAGTGACGCTGTGATGGACTTGCCCGCTGATAGCACCCAAGTGTTCAACGCTGGCGACCTGTCAATCTCTAAGATTGAGTTCGATAACAGTGCCTCCGGTGCTGCAACTGACGTGACTGTTCAGGTTGTTCTGAGCGTTCGCTCCAGCTGCAATAGCTAAATAAATCTTTCATAGATGAAAATAAGCCCATCCAGGCGAAGCCTGGATGGGCTTTACTCATTTAGTAGAAATGTCAAGTCTTCATAAGCCCAAACAAAAAATTCCTATTTTTTCAATTAGAGAATTTTATGAAAAGCGACACGAGATTCTCATTTTACGGGAAACTGGTGGGTTGGGCGATATTTTGATGCACAGAATGATATTTGAAGACATTAAGTTGTTAAATCCTGATCTTAAAGTGGTTTTTGGGTGTCCTGCCAAATATCATGAAGCCGTAGAAGATCATCCATTTATAGATAAAATTATTGATAGTAGAAAAGCAAAAAAAGAGGACTATATTGTTTTTTATACCACTACAAGTGCCTGTAACCGTCATGAAATGGCTATGGCTCCGTATTCCAAAAAACACAGATCGGACATTTGGGCCAATCATTGTGGGTTTCAATTAACTAGGCACAATATGCACATTAATTTAGAATCCTGTTATCGTGAAAAAGCTCAAGAGCGGTTGGACAAAGAGAAAACATCCTCAATTTCTGTGGCATTGTGTCCAATGTCTGCCATGATAACAAAAAACTTAACTATTGAGCAGCAGGTCGGGGTGGTTAATGCTTTAAGAGATATGAATTGTCATGTTTATGCTCTTCATGACAAACCGTTACCAGAATTATCTAAAATAGGAGTTCCTGTTTGGGATGATTTATCAATTAGGGAATGGATGGGAGCTTTGGACGTTGCTGACTATGTGGTTGCTGTAGATAGTGCGGCCTTTCACTACGCAGGTGGGACTAATAAACCACTAACTGGAATTTTTACATTTGCTGATGGGCTTGTTTATGGTCGTTATTTTGACTTTGATCTTGTTCAAATTCATAGAAACACACATCCTGGATGGTGTGGTCCTTGTTACTATTGGCCAACATGTCCTAAAACAAAAAAGATTCCAAAGCCATGTTTAACCGAACTCACAGTGGATGATATTATGAAAGGTGTGCAAAAAATGTTAAAAAAACAACATTAAAATCACTATTATAATTTATGCCGCAATTAATACGACCAAGCGCACATACAGAAACGGTTGTTACCAAGACAAAACAAGGTGAGTGCAAAGTGCAAATTACTCTTGATTTGAATATCAACCTAAATTCGGATGGAATAACGGTTTCTGGATTGTCGGCACAGCAAAAACAAGAAGATAAGGTCTCTTGGGAATTGGCCGATTTTTCACCTAAGAAAAAAGTTAAATTTGGCAAACAAGTAGAGGAACAATTATGACACAGGTGGGTTTCGATGCAGGTACTTATAATTTAGTATGTGCCAGAAGATCAACTGAAAATAAAATTGCCTACAAAAGAGAGGTAAATGCTTTTTTGGAAATGCCTTTGGGCAATAAATTTGTTTTTAATATGATGAAAAAAGCAGGAGTTCCGTTGATTGAGTATCCTGATCAAGACATGGCTTATGCTTTAGGAGAGTCAGCTGTGGATATGGCTTATACAATGACTCAGTTGGAACTTCGTCGCCCAATGCAACATGGTTGCTTAAATCCAAGAGAACGAAACGCACAACAGATTATGAGCATTATGGTTCACAGCATGATTGAAGATGTAGAACCAGGAAGCACTATTTTTTATAGTGTGCCAGCGAATGCTATCAATGAAGAAACAGATGCTGATTATCACGGAAAAGTATTAAATGCTATTTTTAGAGCCGCTGAAGATGCCGATGGTAATTCCTTAAATTTAAATATTTATCCAATAAATGAGGGATTGGCTCTTGTTTATGCTGAATTATCTGAAAAGTCTTGGACGGGTTTAGGGGTTTCGTGTGGAGCAGGCATGGTAAATGTGTGTTTTGCTATTTTTGGTGCTCCTGTCTTTGAGTTTAGTTTGGTAAATTCGGGGGATTGGATAGACAAGATGGCATCAAAAGCCATTGGTGAAGAAACTACGACATTTGTAAATCAAGAAAAACTAAAAGCAGATTTAACAATAGAAAACCCACCAGAACTTGTGCAAAGGGCTATTAAAGCTCAATATGAGATAATGATTGAGAAAACTGTAACTGGAATTAAAAAAGGTCTTGCTGATGCTGGCAAAAAAGCACGTACAGGAGAACCAATTGATATTGTGATCTCTGGTGGTACAAGTTCGCCAAAGGGTTTTCCTGAAATCTTTCGTGATATTGTAAATAAGGCCCATTTGCCAATTGAAGTTGGTCGCATTATTCGTCCAAAAGACCCACTTTATTCGGTAGCACGGGGTTGTTTAATAGCAGCAGAGAACGCAAAATAAGGAGACATAATGAATGAAAAACTAGATAGTCACATTGATTATTCAAAATCGTCATATTGGGAAGAATTCAGACCATCTCGTCGTCATGAAAAGGTTAAATTCGAAAAAAATTTCTACGATTTTGAGATGATTCCGAAAGATAATGGATTAAAAATAGATTATTGTGAAGAATACATTGAGGAAGAAATGCCTACATTGCGTGACCTTCGAAAGGATAGTCCCGAACAAACTGAATGGTCTTTAACGTTTAAGGATTGGAAATTCATGCCATCACACACCCAGCCGGTCTTCGAGGTGTTGAATATCGGCGGCGAACGGCGTCATAAAAATGTTAATTTAGAAAAATCTTTCGACGATCTTCAGATGATTCCGAAAGAGAATGGATTAAAAATAGATTATTGTAAAGAGTATATTGAGGAAGAAACGCCTACATTGCGTGACATTCGCAAGGTTCGATCTGAATGGGATTTGACGAACAACGAAGACTATGTGGCACTCGCAGGTATCGTTAAAAAGGATGAAATTGAGGTTAGAATTTCTGCTGTGGAAGACCTTTTAACAAAAGCTCTTGATGAACTTCAATGCCTTAAAAGTGACTTAAAAAAAATAAAAACAGCCCACCTCGGCGAAGCCGAGGTGGGCATTCAAGAAAGAGAGAAAGTATATGATTAAAACAGTTGGAGATTTAGGTGCAGGCGCTTATCTTTTGATGCACAAATGGAAGCCCTTGGGCAGAAGCGGCAAGGACATATTGTTTGAGGTTTCTGCTGCGGAAGAAAAAGAATTCGAAGCATTACAGCTTCAATATCTTACAAGCGAGTTTCATCGTTTTGATGCTTGTATTATGTCCCTCAAGAAGATGCGCGAATATCAAAAAGACGGCTGATAATGTTAATTTCTTCACTATATATGATAAAAGTGAGGATATAAATGACGGCAGCCACAGCAACAAGTCCGATTGAAATTATTAAGCATTTAGAAGATCAAGTAAATCGAGAAATTGAAGAATTTTTAAGTGCTTTTGCTCAAGCAATAAGAAACAAGATTGGACGCGACGAAGAGGGATCTTTTAAGTCCGCCCCTGAAGTTGATGACCGAGAAGGTTCCAAATTAGGAGTTGGGGCACCAGGGAGTTCTTATTCTCTTTATGGTACAGGTGGTACATCTGGTATATCTGGAGGCACCTCTGGGGGCGTTACCAGTGGTCCTTATCGGCCAGGGTGGAAAGGGTTACGTGGTTTGCTTCGTTGGTTATGGCGTGGTCGTACTCCAGACAATCCTGATTATGCGCATTTATATCCCGATCTTTATCCATCTGGGTATCATCATTCAGTAATTCCGCCCAAAACATCGGAGAATGAACCACATAGTGAAAATGTAAAAGGTCACATGACTTTGGTGGAATATGGGGAGCTTTCGACGTTAGTTGACGCATTTACCGAAGAGGTATTAATTACTGTTTATGATGGTTCGTTAAATGAGGAAATAGACGAATTACAACAAATTTTCAATAAATTTCATTTGAGCATAAAGAATTTATTTCGTAATGCCAGAATCGCTTTGGGAGACGCTACACCTGATGCTCCTTTAGGGGTTTCAACACATAGTGGGGAAAAGGTAGAGGTTGAACCGGATGAAGAAAAAGGTGGACATGCTCTTGACCCCACTTCAGACGAAGAAATACGAAGAGGATATGAACGACAATCTTTTGTGAAACCTAAAGATAGAAAACAAGAAATTCTTGATGCTCAAATAAATGAGCCCTTAAAATCACCCGAAAGGGATTGGTGGATTGGTGGGTCTCAAAAGGGAAATGAAAGTCGTTTGCCGAGATTATCGGTACAAAAACTACATCAAGTAGATGTACTTAAGTGGTTGATACACAAAGGGGTTGACATTCAAGATTATGATGCTGTACAAAAAGTGTTGGAAAAAGAAATTGGGGCAAGGGTAAGGGGCGATATATTAGATAATTATTTGAATTTAATGGGTCTTAACAGAAACAATGAGGAGCATCGGGAGATAGCCGAAGAAAAATTAAGAAGGATTGGATTTAAAGGCCATTTAATGAGTAATACTCCTCAACCGATGGGATTTAGACCTTTACAAGGGTCATCTAAAGGCGCAGAAGAACCAGATTTAAGCAAAGCATGGGCAGGCGAACTTGAAACAGAACCTGACGATGAAAAAACAGAAAAGGGAGAAGATGAAGATTACAATAAAATCTTGGCTGATATAGGATTTAATCCTGAAAAAGAAGAAGAAAGAGAGGAAGAAAAGGAAGAAAAAGAAGAAAAAAGAGAAGATTCACGAGTTTCTGGTTTGAATAAAAAAATAAGAGATATTAAAGATGACCGTTCTCGTCGAAAAATAATGAGGCAATGGGAAAAGCTTCAAAAAGAGTTTGATGAAAGGGGCGATAGTGAAACATATTCTGATGAATTTGTAATTCTTTTGGACAAATTGGCTAATGAATTAACAAAACAAGGCAACCCAACTGATATAAGAGACTTGGTGTCTCAGGTTAGTGTTGAAAGCAACAAATCAATTGGGGAATTACTTAGAGATGAATTTTACATAAACAAGCTTAAATCAAGAAGAATTCCATTAGAAGAAAGAAAAAATTTCTTCCGCAAGGCAATGGTTTCTTAACCATCGATTTTTTTAAGCATTTTTTCAATAAATTCCCATGCTACATCTTTATTTTTGATCATTTTTTCAAAAAATGCTCTTAATTTCGGGTCGTAGGATTTTGAGTTTCTTTTTAGTCTATTGATAGTTTCTGGATGCTGAAGAACATTTAGAATTGCCAGTGCTTTGTTTTTTTGTTCTTCAAATTCTTGTTTGGTGGCGTCACTTTCTTTAGCACCTATTTGTTGACGCAACGATGTTTCTTGTTCTTTGTGTTTTTGGGCTGCGGCGTAAGCGGCCGTACCTTTTTCAAGTGGGTCTCCACCTAAGATTATTTGTCCGCCAAATTTTTTAATACCTCGTTTTTCAAGATATTTGTCTACCGCTTGGCTTGCAAACTGATTAGCATCTTTAAGATTCCATTGTTGTCCCGATTGTATTTTTATTTTAATATAAATGTGGCGGAAAAGTTGAAAAGCAATTCCTGTTGATATGATATGTTGTGTCATCTGACACTCATTTTTACTTGCTTCACAAGTAAAATTTACCTGACGAGACTTATTATCTACTGTTTGACCAACATCTTGATGAACTTGTTCATTATCAATAATTTGATGTAGCATTTCTATATCATGGCTTGTTCTTCCATGAATACCATGTTGGGCAAATCCAGGATCTTCAGGACGGATGGTTCTGTTCCATCGTGAAACTATTTTTTGAGCCGTTCCTTCCAATGCAGAATCTAAACGATTCAATATATCATTTAGATCAGGTCCACCTGGCATACCTGGCCGCATTCGGCTTTTTAATTGATACACCATTCCAGCGTAATTATATCCATGTTCGCGAGATGCTTTTTCCATTTGGCGGAATGCGCCCTTTATTTCAGGAGTAAATTCTCCTGACTTAAATTTTTCATATTGACGCGCAAATGGAAGAAAATTTCTACTTCCTATGAATCCTCTCATATAGGTGGCGGCATTATTAAAAATATCCCACCAATGTTTAGTCATTGCATGCCAAGCTGGTGTCCCATGGATATCTCCTCTGCCCAAATAAGCATTGATTCCTTCTGCCAAATGTCCATACGCCACATCTTTCTTCGTTCCTGGTTGTCTCGTATAAGGAATATCATCGACGACATTAGATTGAACCAAATAAGGTTCTAATTCTTCCCAAAATTCTTCTGGATTAATTCCTAATTTAAGCAATGCACCATGAACTGTTTCTTTTTGTTGCCAGTTTACATTTATTGTACCAAAACCAGTAGCGCTTGTATGTAAGTTGCGTTTAAGACTAGTGTTAAAATGATGAACATTCCAATCATGTTGGTCGTAACGGTCTGCGTTTTGTCTGATATTTACTGCTTCGTCATGAAAATGATCGCTTACTTTTAAAAGATAATCACGAAGCACATCATCATTCTGCATTTCTGAGGGATCTCTATCTTCGTTTTTTAGACGCCATGCAATAATTTCTGTGGCCAAAAGAGCGTTTTTTATTTTTCTTAAATCTTTATATTTTCGTCTTCTTTCTGTTGCTAAAGGGTCTCTTCCTTTTGTGGGTCGTTTGTTTTCTTGCAACCATTTTTTTAATTCTTCTACTTGACGAAAAAGAGCATCTTTGTGGTTGGGGTGAGCTGCCTGGCGGTATAATTCGAAATCTTCTGTTTGAACATCTTGTTCAATTTGTTCGGCACTATTTTTTAATAGATTGTGTTGTCTAAAAAGATGGCTATCAACCATTTTAGATGGAAATAATTTTGGCAAATAGCTTGTAAAAGTAACTTTCTTACCGTCTTTTCTGTACCCAACCCAAATTCGCATTCCATTGGTACTAGGAAATTTGTCAGAATCTGGTAGTTGTTCTAATTCTTCTGGGTTATGAACCCATGCGTCCGAAGATGCTCCTGCAAATTTAACCTTTTTTATTTCATCTTTAGGAGGTTCTCCATACCAACCCTCACGAATCGCATCTCTCAGAGTGGCTAAACGAGTGCTGGCTGTTTTTGGATGAACCATTATAAAACCCTTTGCAGCACCTAACTTGTTATATTTTTTGCTTTTTTTGAAATGACCCAAATCAAACCCCATATATCCCAATTTTTTTTCTGCTGCCTGATTCTTATAGAATTCTTTATCCTCTTCACTTTTGCTTAAAGTGGACAATAAGTCATCATCTACATCGGCGGTAACACGACGGTGTAGTTGCTGGGCACCTGTTTTAACATTGGGAAAAAGAATTGGGCCTTTGTAATTTAGCACAACATTTTGAACGTCTTTTGGACGAAGATTATTTTCTTTTAATTTTTCCGTTTGATAAAGAAGTTCTCCATAACGATATGACAATGCTTGAGACCACAAAAATGGTGGAAATTGATAAAGGAATTCTATATCTGCTTCATCTAAGAAAATAGGAGCTTTTCGTTTTTCATGGACGGATTCCTGCCCAAAACGAGCAGCAGGAACTGCCATTTCTAAAACATTGTTTTCCCTGTCAAGATAATAGTCCAAAAAAGAACGCATAAACTATATAGAACATTTAGTCCCCAAACTTTTTTTTCATTTCTTCTGATAAATTGGCCATTTCTTGAGGGTTAACAAACTTACTTTTGCTCAAAACAATTGAATTAGAAGGATTTAATGATTCCGTTGTTTGCCGTCGTATTTCTTCGTTGGCTGTTTTGAGTTGGTCAATTTCCAGGGCATGTTCTTTGATATTAGGATCAAGGACTTGCTCCTGGGCAATTCCAATTATGCTGTGAAAAAAGAAATAACTCCGCAAATGTTCGGAAGTTGCTACTTGTTCAATTAGGACGCCATGTTCGTCTATTCCCAACACCAATCCCATAAAATAATGAAAAACTTGTTCAGGATAGGTGTTTGGATTTTCTTGTTTGAAATCTCGGTTAAAAGAGTGAGTAAAAATAGTGCAGACTTTGCCAACAAATTGTTGAATAAATTCGGGTTGCATGGTTTAATAGAGTTAAAGTTGTTGAATAAATTCGGATTGCATGGTTTAATAGAGTTAAAGTTGTTGCATATTAAGCATTGTACTGGTCCATTCTGTATATTCTTTAACACGAGATAAAACATAAGTATTCATAATTTTGGCATTGTGTTTTTGTAGAAAAGCATTCCAATCCTTATATTGGACAGGTGGTCGTACAAATCCTATTTTGGAAAATCCTGCTTGTAGTAAAGCGTCTCCCATCTTAGGTAAACTCATGCGTCCCGCTTTGTCGTTGTCTAAACAAATGGTTGGAAAATATTCGTTTTCTCTAAGTATTTTCATCTGTGTTTCTGTTAATGATTTTCCGCCAAAAGCACCAGCAGGTAGTTTAGACACCAGTAAAGACATTCCATCAAATTCACCTTCGGCCAAAAATACCCTGGTTCCTTTTTCTGGCCACTGTGGAAAATACAAAACATCACCTTTCCCCGTCCCTTGAGGATTAAGTTCATTATCTTGATCATCAGGGCCTTGATAACGAAGATTAGAGTTGCCAAGATGGCGACCGTTCCAATAAATTAATTTTCCTTTTCGATCATAATAGGGTATAATAATACGATTTGCGTATTTTCCTGCGGTACATACCATGAAATGCTGGGCAGGAAGTTTTCGTTGAAAAAGATAAACCTCCGCTCGAACTCTATGATAATTAGAACTAGGAAGGTCTTCAAAAAGATATGTGAAAGGAGGCAGCCTTAAACTTTCCGTGCTTTGTAAGACCTTTTGTTTTGTATTATCTTTATTTGGAGGGTTAAAAATCTCTGCTACCCGTCGTTCTAATTCTGACAATCTGCTGTCAGCCCCGCCAAGAATTTCTATTGCCTCTTCATAAGTGCAGTTTTCTACCTGCATAACAAGGCTTACAAGCGACCCTTTTGTGTCTGTTTTCCAACAATGAAAAACTCCATTGGGGCGATTTTTTTTACCGCCACTTGGATTACACCACATGTGGTTTTTGTGGTCTTCTTCGAAGATAGAATTTAGCTTAATTTCGTCACCTTTGACAATCACATTGTCAAAACGACCCTCAGCCCAAGATAAAAACCTATCAAAATCTACTGACATTTTTTTCCTATAGATTTGTGCTACTTAATATGTTAAACTATTTGGAATAAGGAGTCAAGATAAGTGAAAATTGAACATATATCGCCTAGTAGAAAAGACACTTGGGAAACTTGTGAACTTAAATATAAATATCGTTATCATCTTAAGCTAGAATCACCAGAACCCGAACCATCTTATTTAACTTATGGAAAAATTATTCATAAAATAGCAGAAAAATTTGTTAAAGCCAAAGGGGAAAAAACAATTGACGAAATTTTAGCTTCTGTTAAAAAAGGTGAAATTCTTATAGATGAAAACCACATTTCTGTTCCTTCTAATTACAAACAAAAAATTAATGGACATTTATCTTCTATAAATCGATTAGTTGAAAAAATTGGTTTTAGTGGTGAAGTAGAATGGGCTTTTGAACATGATCTTGATCCTCCAAATCAAAAACTGTTTGTTGGTGTAATTGATCGTTTGATGACTACAGGTAAGAAATATTTTATCTTAGATTACAAAACAACCAGAAAAGATGGTGGTTGGCAAAAATCTCCTAAAACAATTAAAAATGATTTTCAATTACGTTGTTATAGCAAAGCAATCCAACTAAGTTTTGGAGCAGAAGCCGAAAATATAGAAGCAGCTTTGTATTATGTGGATGGAACGAAATCAGGTCAACCCCTTCTTAGAACAAAATTTTCGCAAGAATCTTTGGATTTAGCAGAAAAAGAACTTTTA